CCGCCGGCTCGTTGGCGCCGTATCTTATCCCGATATGGTAGTAATGCCGGTTGTATACCGACGCGATCACTCGCCGTTCCGTCAGCGGCGCCAGCGGTGCGGTCAGCAGGTCACTCGGCGCGGGTGCGTTATCGACCGCGCCAGTGAAGTCGCCAGGCGCCGGCGCCGCGTCGCCGAGCGGTACCGCCTCGAATACCAGCGCGTCGAGCCAGCTTCGTGCCGGCTTGAAAAAGTTCACCGCGGCAACGATCCGCGCTGCGTCGTTGATCCCGACCGTCTGCCCAGCTCCCAGATTCACCACCACGCGAAATACCGCCCAGCCCTCTGAAGACGGCCATGCGTTGCCACCCCAGCTCGTCTGCCCCTCCAGGAAGCTCACACTCGTCCAGTTCAGGGAGGCCAGCGCCTGTCTTATCGAGTAGGATGTGCCATGTACGCGATGCAGTGGAATGGCGGTCTGCAGCAGCGCTCGCCATGAATCGAAGTCGGTAGGCCCGGCGCTGCCCGACGACGACAACAACGTATCTATATCGGTCAGCGTGTCGATGTCGGTCAGCGCGTCGATACTCTCGCCCGAGGTGCTCGCCGCGAGTTGCCATTGCGGATCGAGCATGTCGAATTGCCAGGCCAAAAAGATCAGCGCCGAGTCCGGAGCCGAGTCGAGCCGGTAGATTAGCAGTGGCGTCAGGTCGAGCGCGTCGAGCCGTTCGATCGTCACCAGCAATGACTGCGAACGCAGGTCGTCTATCGAAGGCGGTAATTGGAGCTGCGCCATTAGTTCACCAGCACTACCGGCGCCGCCCCGCGGGCGCGGCTCAATCGTCCGCTGCTACCCGGCTTCGCCGTGGCGTAATACATATGCGGTTCCGGTTCCGGCTCGGGAATCGGCTGGGCGGTGTCGAACCGTGCGATTAGCTCGTCGGCCTCGGCCGCGCTGCGTTTGTGGTCCGCGACGAGGTGCGCGCGCACCGCGTCCGCGAGGAACAACTCGCCCCGGCATAGCGGGCAAAACTGGCTGGCCGGCGTGCTCATCACGAATGCTCCGCGGCGATCGCCTGCGCCAGGGTGACCGCGGTGCAGTTCGCCCATTGCCCGGCCGTGAGCTGCGTATAGGACGGCTGCGTCAGCACGACCTGGTAGACGCCAGGGACCGAAAGTGCTGCCACGATCTCGCTCGGCACGATGTCGCGCTGGATGCGCGCGGCCAGGTTGAGCGCGAGGTCCTGCGCGGCGGCGTTGACCGCTGCCATGGTCGAGATCGGTTCGGCGTCGGCGAATAACGTGACCGTACCCGTAATCTGGTAGTCAACCTCGCTCACCGCGAGCGCGCTCACCGTGTCGGTGAGCGGACGCACGTCGTCGGCCCCGAGCGCCTGCTGCACCTTGGCCAGCAGCGCCGAATTTGCCACGCCCGCGCTGTTGGGCGAGGCAGCCGGCTGCGTTGCGATTGGTCCGGTCAGGATGTAGACCTGCACCGTGCCGGGCGCGGGCGATACCACGGCGACGTCGATGATCGAAGGATCGACACCGAGGGCGAAGAAGCGATACGCTCCCGCCGGGCCAGCTACGCTGAACTGATTGGGCGCGGCCTGGATGCGGGCGCGCAGATGATCGTCGGTCTCAGGCGCCGACCCTCCGCCAGTCGTGATGGTGTTGGTAACGGAAGCAATCAGCACGTTGGGGTTGAGCAGCACGTTGACCTGCCCGGGTAGATAGCCATTGGCATTTGGCCCGGCCGTGGTACATGCCGCAGTGGTGCTCGCGACCGTCGTTGTTGCCGCGACGATGAGATCCGCGCCGGTGGCAAAGACGAATTCCCCGTCGGCGGTGCCGGCCTGCGTGCCGGCCGGGATCGTATAGGGCAGCGTGAGCGCGTTTTGCAGCGTGAACTGCAGCGTCGTCACCGCACCCTGCGCGGCGAGCCGGCTCACCCCGAGCAGCTGTCCGAGGTAATCGATCATCGGAAAGACCGCGAAGGCGAGCAGGTTCTGCTGCCCCGCATACTGGATTGCATTGCGGACCAGGGACTCACGATAAGCATACAGGTTGATGAGCAGGCGCTCGACCTGAGCCGGTTGCAGCGTGCGGCCGGCCGCGGCCTGGAAGGCTGCGACCATATCGGCCAGAATCAGGTTGGGGTTCAACCCATCGGCGTCACTGACGAAGGTCGGCGGCGGCAGATTCGGTATTCCGGCTCCCATCTGAATTCCTTTCGTAATCGGCGCGCGCTCGCGCTTGCTATCTGGCTAACCCGCGTTCGCCAGCGTCACCGTGGTGTTTTGCGCCGGGGTCGGCGTGCCGCCCAGGTTTAGCTGCCATGCCACGGTGATTTCAACGTGAGTGCCGGGTTGCGTCGTGATACCGGCCAGCGGCGTGGTCGTGACCGACAGCACTTTCACTCGCGGTTCCCACTGGGTAATCGACTGAGTAACCTCGCGGACCACAGCCGGTCCCGCTTCGTTCATCGGCGCATCGATATATTTCCAAAGATCGGTGCCGAAGGTCGGGCGCAGCACGTCCGTGCCCTTAGGCGTGGTCAGAATGATCGCGATACACTGGTCGACGTCGTCGACTCCCGTGACTACGTTGCCGATCCCCGAGCCTGGCTGTCCCGGGGAATCGAGCATCAGCGACCAGTCCGCCGACGTGATATCCGCTAGTGTGATTGCCCCGGCTGGCATTTAATTCACCAACACACCGCCCCGCGGCTCCGATGTCGCCGCTCCGTTGGCGCCTCTTCTGTCATCCTGAGCGGAGGCTGCCGGAGTCGAAGGGTCTCGCGCGGTCCTCCGCGCGCCCTGGCTTGACGCGCGGCGCGACGCCGCGCGGGATCCTTCGCTTCGCTCAGGATGACCAGCGGAATTCATGATTTCATGACTTTCTGACTTCATGATTTCATGGCATCTGCGTCGTCGGCGGAGCCGTGTTTCCACTGCCCGGCTGGACGCCCGAATGGACGTGGTTGTTGAACGTGTTGATGATCCCGTCCACCGAATCGTTGTGCCCCGAGGTGATCAGGTTGATACTGCCGGCGGCATGAACGGTGATATTGCCGCTGGTGTCTATGGCAATCGACGCGCCGTTGGCGCTGAGGTTCATCGTCGCTCCGTCGGGCAGGCTCACCGCGAGCGCGTGCGCGGCGCGATCATATTCGACGCTCGCGCCATCCTTGAATGACACGTGGTACTTGTCGGCGCTCTGCACCGGCGGTATGTCAGTGCTCGAGTATATTGCTCCCAGTACTGCACCCGCCTCGTCGTGCTCATCCATCAGGCACACTACCTGCTCGCCGATATCAGGTATCCAATAGCTCTTGTCGTCTTGCGTCTTCGGGAAAAGGATCGGCAACCAGTACGACAACATCTGGTCGCGATCCGGAAATACGACTCGCAGGCGGGCGCCCTGAAGGTCTTGTTGTTTCACCAGGGCTACGCGAAACATGTTAGCCATTTCATCCTTGTAAAATGCAGCATCAAATCAGTTGGAAATCCCGCGCCGCGTCTTCGGCGCCATGCGTTACGACACCATTCTAAGGTCGGCCTCGGTTATGTAACCGGTAGCTCGCGACAGGCGATGTTGCGCGCGTTCGATCATGTAGGTTCCGTCCATCACTTTCCATCCCGACAGTGCCACGTTGTTGCCGGCCACCAGCAGCGTCGTGCCCGGCGCGACCAGGCGGCATGTGACCATTAGCCGGTTGGTCTCATGCAGCGCTGCGGTCGCGCGCTCCAGGGCCTGCTGTCCGTTCTCGCAGCGCGCGACGACCTTCAGCATGTCGCCGGCCGCCACCACTGAATTAGCCTGCGCGGTCTGCGCGAATAGCTGCTTGCCATAAGGATCGAAGTAAGCTGCCTGCGCCTGTTTGTAAATCAGATGGGTCTTGGACACGAAGCTAAAGCGCTCGACGGCGTTGCGAGAGAGTGTCAGTACTGCCGACTGTGCTTCAAGATCGGTGCGCGAGTAAAACACCAGCTGAGCGCCGCGCACCGTGAAGTCATAGTCGTGCTCTACCGCGACGCGACGGAGAAACTCGAGGTCGGTCTCCTGCTTCTGCGTGATACGCAGATAACTAACGTCGAGTTGGTTCGGCGCCCCGACCACCGTCATCCCGTGCCGTGCCGCAACCGTCGCCGCGATTTGCAGCAGCGTCTGGTTTTCGTATCCGAAACTGTTCCGCGTGCGCAGAGACGGCGTGATCCAGGCGGGGAGGCAGCGTAGATGAAACACGTCAGGCGGTCCCTCGAGTTCGAGGTCGTCGACCTGGAAGTCGCCGCACGGCAACAGCAGTTCGCCGCTGTAGCCGATTAAGAGGGTGACGACATCGCCCTGCTGCGGGAACCATGCCCCCTGCCAACGCCGATCCCGATCCTCCAGCTCGACTTCCAGCTCGCCGGAACGTCCGCCGAGCTCATCGACATAGCTGATCGAGAGCACCATGTGCGATATGTCGGCGGTGATATTCACACCTTGGTAAGTGAGTACCCAGCTAGGCGTTCTTACTGGATATGCGATCGCGGCAGTCATGGTTTCGTATTGTCCGTGGGAGTTGGGTATGACATCTGCGGCTTCGAGATGGACTTCACGACGCGGAAGCCGTGGTGGCGGCGGTCTTCCAGGGCGGCAGGTCGCTGGTGAGCACGTTCTGCTGCTGGATGATCGGGATTGCCAGCACGATCCCAGCTTCGAAGACGGGCTCGATCGGCACTCCCGGGTTGGCCATGATGATGATGCTGTAGTTCGTGGGATCACCATAGTACTGCCACGCCACCAGGTCCCATCTCTCGCCGGCGTAGGTTATATGCTGGATGAACTGGGGCGCGCTCATTGCGGGGACCTCA